TGCGATGTCTTTGGATGTTATTCATAGCAAACACTGGTAACGTGAAACCTTAATCAGCCAGAGAGTACCTACTCTAAAAAAGGTTTGCAAACATAATTGTCTCTATTTGATGTTCCCTATGTGTTGGGGGTTGGTAAAACAACCCCTTTATTTAAAAAAGGATAAAATGAAAATTAAAAGTTATAAAGATAAATTAAAAAATGCATTGATTGAATTAAGAAATGCCTTAAAAAATAATGATTTAAAATATGAAGAGTATAAACGATTTGAATTGTTTATAACGGGAAACTGTATAAATATGCAATTTGATAATCACTTATATGACCCTGGAAAAAGTAACTTAGACAATTTAAACGACATTTATGCAAATCCTGAAATAATCAAAATAGCAAAAAAGGAATTTCCAGAATTTGCAAATAAAATATATTAAAAGGGTTACAATGAAAGAACAAATCATTACTCAAGAACAACTTGAACAAAGCAAAGAACTTTATTTAAAAAAGTTAAAAATAGTAAATAGTCTAAGTGAAGTTAATAAAATGTTGGATGAAGCGTCTAAAACAAACCCTGATAATGAAATTGAAATAACAAGTTTTGGAGTTAGTTTGAGATTAGAACGTAATAACAATACCAACGGTTTAAATGGTAATCACGTTTATATATCAATAATGGATCATAACGGTTATTCAATTATAGAACTAACCCCAAAAGAAATTAAAGAACTTAAAAAATTTGTGAGTAAATTATGAAAGTGTTTAGAGATATAAGTTATTCATATCAAACTGGTAACGTGAAACCTTAATCAGCCAGCATTTACCTAAATGAAAAAAGGTTTGCAAACATAATTGTCTCTATTTGATGTTCCCTATGTGTTGGGGGTTGGTAAAACAACCCCTTTATTTAAAAAAGGATAAAATGAAAATTAGTGAAATAAAGTTAAATAAGAAAAATCCAAGATTAATTAAGGATTATAAATTTGAGAAACTAAAAAAATCAATTTCAGAGTTTCCAAAAATGTTAGAACTAAGACCGATTATTATTGATAATGATAATATTATCTTAGGTGGCAATATGCGTTATCAAGCATTAAAAGATTTGGGATATAAAGAACTGCCTGAAAATTGGGTAAAAAAATCAAGTGAATTATCTGAAGAGGAAAAACAAAGATTTATAATTTCTGATAATATTAACTTTGGCGAATTTGATTTTGAAATTATTGCGAATGAATGGGACACCGAATTACTTGCAGATTGGGGATTAGATGTTGGTGGTTTTGATGTAAATAGTGACGACTTAGGTACTGATTTTACTTTACCTGATGGAGATAAAGCACCGTTCCAACAAATGACTTTTACTTTGGCAGACGAACAAGCAGAAATATTAAAAGCAGAATTAGATAAGGTAAAAAAAAGTGAAGAGTTTAAATACGTTGAAACCTTTGGGAATGAAAATAGCAATGGGAACGCTTTATATTTATTAATTATGAATAAAAAGAAATGAGCAGAGTTAAAGATATAATTGTTAAAGTAATACCAAGTAAAATTGCTAATGAGTTTGTAAAAAAATATCATTATAGTAAAAAAGTAGTTCCTAATAGTAAATTGCATTTTGGTTGTTTTTTAGACGATAGATTGCACGGAGTTTTGAGTTATGGTTCTCCATTTATGAAAACTAAAGTTTTACAATTAGTAGAAAATTCTAAATGGAATGAGATGTTGGAACTCAACAGAATGGCGTTTGATGATTATTTACCCAAATATAGCGAAAGTAGATGTATAGCAATTAGTATTAAATTAATAAAAAAAAATGCACCACATATAAAATGGATTTTAAGTTTTGCAGATGGCACTCAATGCGGAGATGGCACAATATATAGAGCAAGTGGTTTTTATTTGACTTCAATAAAACAAAACAATAGTATTATAATGCTAAATAATGGCGAAGTAGTTGCTTCTATGACATATACAAAAGGCAAAAATATTTTAAAACAAGGTGGCCGTGCTGGTATTCCAAAAGACGCAGAAAAATTAAATGGAAATATGATTAGATATATTTACTTAATAGACAAAACTTGCAAAATAACCGTTCCAATATTACCATTTACCAAAATAGACGATTTGGGGGCTGGTATGTATAAAGGGGAAAAAATAAGTTTAGCAGATAGACGTAATAAAGAAAATTAAATAACTATGCCGTAGTAGTGTAATAGTTGCACGTAGTACAATCCAGTATTAAAGGGGCGGTGCAAGTCCGACCTTACGGCTCTAAATTAAAGAGTAAATTATGAATAAAGATATACAAAATTCGACACTTAAAAAGAATGCAATGTTAGAAGCATTAAAAAAGTCTTTGGGAATAGTTACAAAAGCAGTTGAAATGGTTGGTATTGATAGGCAAACTCACTATAATTGGTTAAAAGATGACGCAGATTATAAGGCAAAAGTAGAAGCATTAGACGATGTAGTATTAGACTTTGCAGAAAGTAAGTTGCACCAAAGTATTAACAATGGCTCAGATACAGCCACAATATTCTTTTTAAAAACAAAAGGCAAAAAGCGTGGATATATTGAGAAACAAGAAATAACAAACACTAACCTTAATGTAGAAGTTCAAGAAGTTACAGAAGAAATGCAAAATGAATTGTTAAACACACTTAAAAGAATGATTGAATAATGAAAGCAATATTAAATAACTTTTTATTAGATATTTATTGTTGGTATGTAGCAACTAAGATTGTATTTTTTATAACTATTGCTATGACTTTCAGATTAGAAACAGAAGAGTCATTTTTAGATTATGTAACTGAAAGCATTTATAAAAGCGTTTTAAAAATTGAGGACTGGCAATAATGAGTATAGAAATTGGTATAGTAATTTTTGCAATATTGACAATATTGTTTTTGCTTAATATGTTGGTAAAAGACTTGCAACAAAGAGTAAAAGAATTAGAAAAATATCAAAGTGCAATAGAATTAAAAGAGTTTCAAACAGAACTTAATAAAAAACTATATAAAGCAAATATTTATAAAGTAGAAAATGAAGTACCCGAAACTAAAACATTTGATTTGACTTTTGAAAATGGCGACGTTGAAACATACAATATTGATAATGAGCAAACTAACACCTAAGCAATATTTGGATAGCCTTAAATTAATTAAAGAACTTGCAATTAAAGACGTTGCAAGTTTTATTTGTTTTAATAATGACGATTACACAAAGCCTAAGCACTTACAGCCAATTATAGATGAAATAGATTTAATTTGCAATGGGGCAGTTAGTAAAATGATGTTTAGCGTACCACCACAACACTATAAATCGGTTTCTTTGCTTAATGCAGTTGCTTTATACCTTACTAAATACCCTTACAAAGTAGTTGCTTATATTAGTTATTCACAAACGTTCTCACAAACACAAACACGTAAAGCCGTGCAGATATATAAGCACTTTAATCCAAATGCTAAAATATTAATTGACACTCAAAAAGAATTTATATTAGAAGCGGGTGGGGGTTTGATTACAAGTTCAGTAGATGGTGGTTTAACTGGTTATGCTATTGATTGGTTAATTATAGATGACCCTATTAAAGACCGTTTAGAAGCCGAAAGCCAAACGTTTAGAAATAGAAATATAGATTGGTTTAATGACGTTGCTAAGACACGTTTAAGACCGGATAAAACTTCAATTACAATAGTCCATACACGCTGGCATAATAACGATTTAATCGGTTACTTATCAAAGAATGAGCCAAGCATTAAATACATTAATCTAAAAGCAATAAATGATAATAACGAGCCGTTATTACATAATTTAGAATATTACGAACAGGTTAAGCAAGCGAATGCATACGGTTTTTATTCTTTATATCAAGGGGAGCCGATAGGTAAAAGTAGCCATTTATTCAAAGAGTTTGTTTATACTGATGTATTGCCGAGTAAATACAGCGTTAGTGTAGGATTGGACTTAGCATATACAGCGACTTCAAAAGCAGATTATAGCGTTTATGTAGTTATGCTAAAAGATTATGAAACTAATAAATTAACTATCATTAAAGCGAAATG